CCATTACCACAACCTTATTCAAAGCATTGGCGGTGAACTTGGGCAGGAAATACTTGTATCCATCCTCGCAAAGCATTGCGCTTTATTTGCAGCACGGGAAGTGTTGAAAGAAAAATGGAATATTGAAGTAGAAGGTAGCTATGATGAATATTACTATTGGGAAGAAGTTGAACATGAAATAGAAAATTATGAAGAATAAACAAGACCGAAATGCCTATATGCGTGAGTATATGAAAAAGTACCGCGCCACCATGAACGAATATACTTACAAGAAGATCCGCGAACGCGAGAACCTCCGCCTCCGCGCCAAGTACCATGCTATGAGCAGGGAGCAAAGGCAGAAATACATTGAATACCAAAGAAGCTATCACAAACTAAAACAATTTACTAATGAGTAATTTAACACAATACCAACCGCGCAACTCCGATGAGCAGGCAATCATCACAGCCCGATCCAACCGCATTGCTAACATGGAGCAAAAGGATGCGTACAAACAAACATTGAATGTTATCAGCTCCGTTTTTCCAATGTACGGCATTGATGGAGACCTTGCCTTTTATGCCAATATTGCCAAGGAGATAGTAAAAACATTTGGGCAAATAGCAACTAATGAAATTGAAATAGCCTTTCGTATGTTCTCCGCAGAAACTTTAGAACTTGATGATGATGTTAAATTCTATGGAAAGGCAAATATGCACACGATCGGTAAAATACTAAATGGGTACATTACTTACCGGAGGAAAATAATAGCAAGTCATGACAACGAAGTAGCAGCACTTCGGCACCAGGTGCAAATGGAGGAAAGGGGAAAGGCAGAAAGAGAGAAGTTGTATGCAGAATTTCCAACCATGATAAAAGAGTTTACCGGAAAGACTTTTGATGATGTGCCGCTTTACTGGTATGATATGTGCCTAAAGTTTGACATGATTACATACGAGGAAGGAGAGAAAAGAGCATTGTGGGAAGAAGCCCAGGCCATCGCACTCAAAGAGCCACCAGAGTCATTAGACCTTATGACCATTCGCAGCCATGCCAAGAAAATAGAACAGGGCAACATGAAAAGAGCCGTAGTGATTGCTCAGAAATTAGCTGTGTGGAGGAAAGTGATAAAAAAATGAAAATAATTTACATTTATTTTTACTTTATGTTTGTATATTATAATTATACTTTGTATATTTGATAATCGTAAGAAAGACACGATAATTCACCTTCAAAAAACAACAAAATGACAGCTTCAGAATTTACAAAAATCGCAACTTTAAGATTAAACGCTTTACCAACTAATGACCTATTAGTTGAATTAAGAAAATTAATGAATGATTTTACATCAGCAGCAAACATGGTTCAGGATATAGTATTAGATATTTTAATGGAGCGTTTACCAGAATCAGAATTTATAGAATTATGTAATAGTTTATAATTACCTGACAGGGCAGTCCCCCAGCTGCCCTACTTTTATCACCTTAATAAAACAAACATGAACGACATTAGCAAACGATTTGCATCCTACCTTATGGATGACTATCACATTAAAGGAACAACAGAAGAAGATGTTGAGAAAGCCATTAACAAAATCTTCCGCTATGAATTACTTGACGATGCCCAGCAAGTGTTATTTAACGAAATCATGACAGAAGCACTCGATGTGCCTTGGATAGCGGAGCAGCTGACAGATGTTTGGGATAGATATGAACAAGAGATTTTAGACTGCAAAAAAGAAGATTATTATGAAAATCGTTAAAGGTGTGGTAAAATATGGTGCAGGTGCGCCAAGGGAAGGACAGTATGGGCCTTCAATAAATATCCTCGTAACCCTGGAGGATCAAAGCCAAGTCAGAGTGTACGGAAAGCCTGGGGATGTCATAGAGAGGTATAAGTCAGGGCAGAACATACAGCTAATTGATGACAAAGGCAAATACAAGGTAATTGAAGATGAGCAGCAAACAATGCCAGCACAAACAGAGCAAAGTGATAAGCCAGACTTAGCAGCATTAGTCTTTGAGATGTCTGCTATTTACTCACAGGCATACATTGACATCTATAACAAAATAAGTGAGGCTGGAGTGCCGAATGAAAGTGCAACGGCAGCAACAAGCACTATCTTTATACAAGTATTTCATAAATTGAGGTGAATGACTCTATATGAGGCAGTACCTGCGCTGCCTCTTTTTTAAAAACTTAAAAACAAAACAAATGGCTTTAGATAGAAAAACACCGTTCAATGTTGTATTTTATGACCATGAACAAGAAAAGATACAAAGCTGGGCATTAACTGGCAGTTCAAGATTAGCTTTATTAGTACATACTATTGCATTTCAAAAAGATAAAATAGAAGCTAACAATATTAATAAAGAAGAAATAATCAAATCAGCATTAGATTACCTTATTCATGATTTAAAGAAATTTTTGGAAATACCTTACACAACAGAAGATAATGCTTAAACTACCACGACCACATCTTTCTATCTCTCAGATAAACTTATGGGAGTCCGATCCCTCTGCCTACATGAAAAGGTATTTTTTAAACATACCAGATGCACCTTCCCCAATGATGGAATTTGGCAAACAGTTTGCCAGTGACATTGAGGATTACGTCAAAGGTGAGCAAAGAGATTTTAACTTTCCACCTAACTTTTTACAAGACATTTATTTATATCCTCATGTAGAGTATAAACTGGAACATGATTTTGGAGAGTTTAAATTTATTGGCTACATTGACAATGCCTCTGAAAACTTTGGAATTATCCGAGACTTTAAAACAGGCACGGCTGCTTGGACACAAGATAGATTAGAAAATAGCCTTCAAATGATGGCATATAGTTTAATACTATTTAAGCAGCAAACAATACTACCTACTTGTTTTATTGACTATTACAAGACAAGAATAAAAGGCAAAAGCATGGAGTGGACAGATGTGCATGAAACATATCAGCACACATTTACAATGCAAGACTTGGCAAAGACAGAGATAAGGATAAGAAAAGCAGCGGAGGAAATAGCGGAAGCCTATGAGCTGCACTGTGACAAAGAGTTAGAATCTTTAATGAAAAAATATATAGATTGGGATTTATTAATTAAGGATTGGACAATAAAAAGAGATGGATTAAGAAAGCAAATAGAACAGCAGTTGCAGAATAGTAGATACATGGTTCAAGTTGATGATAAGGTATTAAGCTATTCTATATATCAGAAAAAGTCATATACTCATAGCCCGGAACTACAGGAAAGGGAGGAGCAACTGGCTGCACAGAAGAAGCAGGAAATACTTTACGGTGTAGCAACAGAGGAAACAAAGACAATTACATTGCTAACGGTAAAAGACGCAAAGTGAAAGAGTACAATGCTCAAATGATGGAGATTAAAGCCTTTTGTGATGAGGTAAACGCATGGATAAGTACAGCGCCAAGTGCTGAACACCTTGAGGAATGTGACGAGTATCTGCGTCAATTATCCGCCTACTATTCACGCTACACTGTTATCTCTGGCATGAATGAAAGTATATATAGCCAGTTACTAATGATGTGCATCCGTGACATGGCAGAGGAGGAGTATAAAAGAATAAAGCACTCCTCTACTTTGACAGATTACTATGTCAAGGGAAAATATCCCAAAGCCACTGCCATCTTTGAACAATGCCGAGCCGTGAAGCAGTTGCTACTTATCACCAGTGATAACTATAGAACTTTGCTTAGTAGCTTTCGGCAGGAAAGAATATTAGTAGGTCACATGACTACTTAAAGACATTTGCAGACCTCGGAGTAGGATGTTTTGTTTATTGATTAAACATTTCTTTCCATCCTATTGCGTCAGAGGATGAATTGGCAGCCTGGAAATAGACAGGCACTTACCACCCGAAGGTTGAGCAATACTGGCACCGTGGTTGATAAAGGGATGGAACGGTGTAATTTTTAAACCATATCGTTGACGTCAACAAAATGATAAAATGAAAGTAGAACTATTAGAAATATTTGGCAATGATGAAATGGTAGTTAATGCAGCTCGCGTAAGCTACGGCAAAGAATCAGTTAATTACACGAGCGGAGAAAACAGAAACTTAATCAACTATCTTGCCTCCCATGGTCACACCTCTCCATTTCGCCATCCGCAGATACAATTCCGGATAACTTGCCCTATCTACGTTGAAAGGCAGTTGTTCAAGCACCAAGTAGGTTTATCTGCCAATAGTATATCTGGCAGATATGTAGATTTTATAGATAACTATTACAGGATAGAAGATTTTAGATTACAGAGTAAAAACAGTAAGCAAGGCAGCGGACAAGATTTAGAAATGTATGACAATGATGCAGCGTTAATAATACAAGATGCTGTTATTAATTATTGCGCTACTGCTTATCATGAGCTGTTGCAGTTAGGAGTGGCAAAAGAACAAGCGCGTACCATTTTACCGTTAAATTTAAATACAACTTTTATCTGGACCGGATCTCTTTATGCTTACATCAATATGTTTAAGCAAAGAATAGACCGCTATGCCCAGGCAGAAACAAGGTTTATTGCTATGGAGATGCTGCACGAGTTAAAACTTACAAATAAATTTATTTTATCCTTAAAAGCATTTCACCTATGAATGAAGCTATCCGACACAATGACAATAAAATCCGATACGACCTTTGCCCAGCGATAGCGCAAAGGGAATATGCTAAGGTATGGACACAAGGACTTAAAAAATACGATGCTGGCAACTGGGAGAAAGGCTTTCCATTTTCTGTAGTTATAGCCTCCGCTATGCGTCACTTGGAAGCAATGCGACTTGGTGAAATGATTGATAATGAAAGCGGACTTTTGCACTCTGCACACTTGATGTGCAATGCCGCAATGTTGACGGAGTTTTTTTTTACGCACCCAGAACTAAATGACTTAAAAAAATGAGTAAATTAACCGCTATTGAAATTTTAGAAATTAAATTACTTGGCATTGTTTCTTTTGATTCAGAAGTCCTTAGAAATAAATATAAAGAGCAGTTTAAAATTGCTAAAGAAGTGGAGAAGGAGCAGATAACGGAGGCTTATATGTCGGCTTTACCTTATGGTCTTGAATATTCACATTACGATAAGTATGCAAATAAATATTACAACGAAATTTATAAAAAAGAAGACAAATGATTTTAACAGACAAGACCATTATCGACGAAATTATCGAAGGTAACATCGTAATTGAGCCACTTGTTAGGGCAAACATTGGTACAAATAGCGTTGATTTAACGCTATCCAACACACTATTAATGTACACCGATCACGTTCTTGACACCAGGAAGAAAAATGCTTATGCTCCTATGATTATACCGGAAGAAGGAATGATTTTACAGCCAAACATTTTATATCTTGCCTCAACTGTCGAATATACGGAGACACTTCGCCACGTTCCAATAATTCAAGGCAAATCGAGTTTAGGAAGATTAGGTTTATTTGTCCATGTGACTGCAGGTTTTGGAGATGTAAATTTTAGAGGGCATTGGACTTTAGAACTTGTTTGTGTACAACCTGTAAAGATTTATCCATACATGAAGATTGCACAAATATGCTACCATGACATAAGCGAAATGCCATACACCGACTATGCCAGTAAAGCAGATGCAAAGTATAAAGACCAGGGGAAAGATCCAGTAGCAAGTAAAAACTATTTAAACAGATAATCATGCTAACAGAACAAGAAAAAAAGAAATTAGGCAAAGAGATTGCGCTCATCATTGTATTGATTGGAGGTATCTTGACTTTATCTTATGCCATTTACTTTATTGTTGACACTTTAAAAAAATGGTACTAATGCAGGTTAAAACAAATCGCTTTATAATAAAGTACAGGGAAGGCATTGTTAGTGTAGCTGCTAAAGATGTAGCGGAGGCAATCGAAAAATTTAAAGAATTACGCATTGAAACGTGCGCAAAAGAATTAACTATTGTACCAGAGGATGAAATGTATAAACGGAGAGAAGAAATTTTCCGAAAGGAGTGATTAGTGGTTTTCCGTGGGAAGTAATTTTATTTCCCACTTTTTTTTTATTTTATTATTATATATAAATATACTTTGTATATTTGCTATCATTAATTATTAAAACATCACAAACATGAAAAAGAATTTTAACAATCAGAACTTTGAATGGCTATTCCAGGACATTACTTCCTCAATGCCAAAGATTATTTTTACAGGTATTATTTTAACATACCTTATTACCGCAGCTCTTAACGTGTACTTCCTTCCCCTTCCGCTGATCCTTTCTATTCCTGCCTCACTCATGCTCCAGTTTGGCAGATTTGCCGTAGTTTTTATTGATTTCCTTAATCCATCCGACAAGCGAAGTAAATACCCTCCGCGTGTTGCTGCCATTGCTACAGTAATAGCTTTGCTTGAGTTATGGTTTAGCATACAAGGGCAAACAACTGGCGCAGAGTTTTGGGCTATGTTTTTCTTCATTGGTGCTATTATCTGCTTTGGCTATGTGTTAGAGATACAGTTCATTGAGAAAGGCATAGAGGCATACGGAATAGGTGTAAAAGAGCCAAGGACAAGGAGGAGAGTAGTAAGGGAGGTAACTAAAACAAACATTAGCAGCACGCAGCCGATTAAGTTTACAATGGCCGTTTGCTTTATCTTGGCAGTTGGCTATTTACCGGCACAGAACAATCACTTTATGGCATATAACACTATGAGCCTTGAAAAGATAGATAAGGGATTATTGGAAAGAAGATTTTACAGTGAGGCAGATGAATCTTATACAATCGACACCATAACTTATGATATGTTATCCGGTATTGATTTGTGGGATGGATATTCCAGAACGACTTACGATAATTGTTTGTTTATGACCTATGGCACACAAAATATTGAATACTTTCCATTAGCAGGTATATGGAAGTATAATAATAAATACTATGATTATATAGGATTGCTCAAATTTGTGAGCAAATATGTTAAACGTAACTTTTTAAATAAAAAAATAAATTATGGCAAAATTCGTAGGCATTGACCCATCCATGAGGCTTAACGGATTTGCCGTTTGTATCATTGATGAACAAAAAGTTTATTTTGGAAAGTACAAGAAACTTGCTGACTGGGCAAAGGACGCTTTAACATGGGCAACAGATATAAAAGTAGTAGTCGAAGATTCTTCTTTGCAAAATATTACTTTTAGAAAATATGTCGATGGAAGGGCAAGAACAAAGATTAGCCGAAATGTCGGCATGAATCAAGGTGCCAGCCGATTCACAATAGATTGGTTAGAATTGTACGGACATACAGTAAAAGGAATATCACCACAGGATAAAGGCAGCAAATGGACAGTGGATTATGCTATGTCCGTAATTAAAGGAATGAAGCTCGAAGTGACCGGAAACAAAAAATTATCACAAGATGAAATTGACGCTTTTCAATTAGCGTTAATATCAAAAGCATATTTTAAATGATACAGGAAAAAGTAATTAGAAAACGTCTTAACAATCTTGAAAAGATTTATATAGCTGAATCGCTTAAAGATAAAAATAGACAAAATAAATGGTTTATGGACATTATTATCCAAAGAATCAAACAGGAAAAAACTAAACTTAAACTCTTAAAAATAGGAACACATGGCTGCTAAGAATTACGGAATGGATAAAAAACAAATAGCACTATGTGAGGCTATGGTAGTTAAGTATCCAAAAGGTATTAAGACAAACAATGTCGTATCTTCAACATCAACACTCATATCTTTTTACAATAGCAAAGACGAAAGAAATAAACAATTTTACCAGTATATGAATCCAGAAAGAATGGTATCTTTGCTTTGGCAGGTAGTTAAAATAAATAGCGAGAAAGAGGATGTAAAAGAGGCAGCCGTTAGAATGTTAAATAAGTTATTAGAAAATATAGTTGTTAAATAATGTTTGTGAGTGTTTAGAAAAGGTGTTTGAGAGGCGCAAGAGAGATACTTGCGCCTTTTTTATTCCCACACTACACCTTGCTGCACAGCGTAGTCTAAGATGCCCTTTGCGTGCGCTTTAGCGATAGTCTGCTGCCACTTTATATCAATCATTAATCCAGCATCAGAGTAATTTGTAAAAAATCCATTCTCTGACAAAATCGCAGGCATGGCTACACTTGTCAGCATTTGAAACCTTGCCTCTTTGTCTAAATCATTGTCTGTATAATCAGCTCTATGCACCCAGCCTGGTGTAGCAGTTTTTATTTGCTCACCAATGCAAGTAGCAAGGAGATCTGCTTTTGTTTCTCCTGGTGATGTAAAAATCTCCCATCCTCTGGCAGTAGGTGATGCAGCATTGCCATGTATGGAAACAAGGATAGAGTGTTTAGCTACAGATGCGTAGGAGTTAGCAAGTTGGCAGCGTTTGTTTAATGTTGTGTCATTAATAGGCTCGTATATCTTTTTTACTTGGAAGCCATAGTCAAGAAGGTACTGCTCTAAATAGTTAGCTAATGAGCGATTAAACACACCCTCAAAAAACCATCCATAGGAATGAAATTTGCCTGTGCGATGTTGACAGCACTTAGAAGGATAAGTAACGTATTTTTCTGGGCCCGTTCCATTTCTCATGCCACCATGCCCGGCATCAAGGCATATTAAAAATTCATTTGCTTTCATATTTTATATTTTTAAGGGAGGCATAAATCAATATACCTCCCTGAAGCCGCATAAGGTAGCGAATCGTCTGCGCCTATAATTTAAACCCGATGAGTGCAAAAGCTGCACCAATAATTGATAATTTAGCTGGAAGTTTTACTTCAATCTCTTTTCCAGCACATTCGCGCGATGTCTCCTTAATTTTGTCCCAAATGATTTGAGCCAGTTGGATGTATTCGCGCCAAGTAAATTTCACTTTGTTTCCTTCAAGATGAACATTGATTTCACTTGCAAGCTCCGCAAAGTTCATTGAATAACAAGCGATGTCACCCATGGGTGATTTTATTCCGTCTGCATTTTTTAATGCTTCTTTTAAATTAGTCTGCATATTATGTTTTTTTAAAGTTTCTAAAATTGTTGAATGCGTTATTATTTTCTCCATGTTTAACGCTTAAAAAATTTAAGAATTGTTGTTGCCAAATTAACGCCAGTGATTACTTTTATGTTTTCCGAAATGCTGTATAACTCCGTGAATGCTATCAAGAAGCTAACTGAATAAACAATCTGCGATGGCAGCCCGAAAGTTACACTTGCACCGTGAAATATCATTATACCGCAGAAATAAGTCAGTATCTTTTGCGAAGTGCGATACAGCCCTTTACTTGTTATTGGCTCTTTTCGTTTCTTTGCCGCAAGGATTCCCGTGACTGTATCCGCAAAAACAACGAAAATTGTAAAAATCAAAAAATGTTTAATGGGAAATATAAATGAAAAAATGATTCCGCAACAAATGGAGAATAACACTCCATCGTATCCCATTTTTAAAATGTTGTAAATTATTGCTTTCATTATTCCATTTTTATTAGTCTAACATCCCCATCAACCGTTGCAAATTTGCCCTCAGCATATTTATACAAATCGTATTTGATGCCATTAAAATTAAAGGATATTTGATTGGTAAATGTAGATAAAAGAAGGTTGGTTGCAATAGAATAAACTTTGCCATTATCAGGATTAAATATTAAACGCTTGTTTACATTTAACTGAATAACTCCATCAATGATTTCACCGTTAAAATTTAACTTCCATTCACCAATAAACTTTGCCGTGTCCCTTTGAGCCGTTGTAAAATAAACAGGTTTTCCGCTTATTTGTTGGTGCAAATCATTGTAGTAATTAATCCTTTGTACTGATTTAGCCTTTGTAATAATAGGCTTGGCATGAATAGCAATCGTGTTGCTTTGCCTTTCAGCATCGGTAACAAGGCTTTGAATTGCAGTTGCAGAATCGCCTAATATTTGCTTTGAGCCTGTAACAGTTGAATCAGACAAAGTAGTTTGCTGAATAATGTAATAAATATTTCCTTGCTTTTGAATGTACACTGTGTCTTTGACAACATCTTGCGCAAAGGAAAACAAGGGAAGGAATAAAAATAGGTATCTCATTTTATTTATTTTCGAGGTTAATAATTCTTTGTTCAAGGGCTTTGATTAAGGCTTGTTGTTCTTGAATGGCTTTAACTAATATAGGTATTAATTTTTCAGTCATTAGTCCAAGTGCGCTGTCATCTTTATCCTCATCTAATTTTTTTACAACCGCTTTGGCAAATAATTCTGTTGACAATGCTCCTTCGACATCTTGAGCAATAAAACCTATTTCATCAAATTCACTAAAATTGTTTTCAGTTGTACTTATAAAATTAAATTTAACAGGTTTTAATTTATTTATAATTTCTAAACCTTTATCTAAAGGTTGTATATTATCTTTAAATCTTATATCAGAGGTTGCAATAGTTGCATTCGTTGCAAATATTTGACTATTAACTTGTAATTTATAAGCACCTTGGTCTGAGGTGTAGCCTAACCATGTTTCACCTTGAATTGCAGCACCATTACTTGGAGCTATTAGGTCATAATCGTTTCCAATATTTAAACCAGGTTGTGTTGGTTCAAGCCAAATACCCGATGCTTTTGTTGTGACACTTCCATTTCTTAGGCCTAATAAAATAAATTGAGAAGCACCACTGCCTGTACCTGAAGTTGTTATTCCATATTGCGTTGTCGCATCATTTGAGACAGTTGGTGTAAACAACAATCCTCCACCCCCTCCACCAGCTGGAATATTTCCTTTAACTTCTAATATTCCCCCAGGTGTATTGTCATTTACTCCTAATCTTTTGTTTGTATTATCCCAAAATAAGCCTGTATTATCCTGTGTATAAGTACCACCACTTCCAGCAAAAACAACTGAACCAGCTGTAAAGGTTGAAGCATTTGTTCCACCATTTGCCACAGGCAAAGTGCCACTAAATCTACCTGCCCTCCAATAATTTGTAAGCATCGAAGCCGTGTCGCTCGGCAAAAGGTTTAAACGCAACCATGCGTTGCTCGTAGCCTTTTTATAATGCCATATTATATTTGTCGTGGTATCAAGAACCATATATGCCATTGTATCAATACTTGGCTTTCTTACTGTATCAGTTGCCGCCACGCCCCTATATATAAGCCCGTCGGCAGTAGTCTGTTCTCCGAGCGTTATTTTTTGGTTGCCATTGCTTGGATACTGTGCCCATGCAAGGCAAGGCAAAAGGAAGAGGAAGAGGGAAAGGAGTTGTTTCATGTTTATGTTTTTTATGATTAATTGCCACTTCTTTGCATTATTACCCAGTTTGTACCATCACTAACAAGCGTAACAGCCCTATGAGTTGAAGCTGTTAAAATTCCTGTACTTGTACTACCAGTTGGAGGTACTGTAAAGGGAATAATATTAGATGATGCTGACTGCAATGAACCTGCACCTGTTTGACGAATGTGCAATTCTTTGCCAGGATATGTAGCTGCATTAGGAAGGGTTAAGGTTGTAAGGACACTTGTATTTATATCTAACCATGTTGTATTTACACTAACTGTAAAAGAAGAACTTGTAGTATTTGTATATGTTCTTTCAAGCCATGGCGTATTTACCCTACCTCCAAATGTTCCAGTAGATGAAACGTCTATTGTGCCAGAAAATGTTTTATTTCCACTAAATGTTTGTGTAGTTGCACTAACTACGCCTATAGTGCCACTTGCAGCTAATGATATTGAAATTACTGGTGTAGTTGTTCCATTTGCAACGCTTAATCCATTTGCAGGACTTCCTGCGCTAACACTTGTTACAGTGCCACTTCCTGCACCTACCCCAATAGCCGTTCTAAAATCCGCTGCGCTTAAAGCACTTACCGTATTATCAGCGTTAAATCTTGGAAAGGTAATGGCTGAAGGATTAGTAAGCATAAACATACTTTGTCCTAAAGTTGTGCCGCCTAAGTCAATTCTAATTCCTTCAGCAGTCCTTTGGCTAACAGTATTATTTGCATTGTATCTGATAAAAGAAACTTGGTCTATGTCAGGCAAGGTAAAAACATTGGCACCTCTTACCGTTGCACCTAAAGCTGTTCTTGCGGTTGATGCAGAATTTGCACCCGTGCCACCATTTGTTATGGCTAATGTTCCGCCTAATGTAACTACTCCAGTTGATGCCGTATTTGGTGTAAATCCTGTTGTTCCTGCACTAAATGAAGTAACAGATGTACCTATCGTTTGAGTAGATAATAGTCCTGTTGAACTTGCTACTACCATGCGTGTACCTGTACCTGCAAGCGATGTAAATTCATTAAAATTATAATCATTAATTAATTTAGCATTTGGTATGGTAGTACCATCCCATCTCAATAATGATTGAGTTATATTTGCACTACTTGAAAATATTGGAAAATATAAATTTGAACCATTTCCTGTAATGTTTCCGCTGCCTTTATTATTAAAAGTAGTCCAATCCGTTGCAGTTAAATAGCCATTTCTTGCACTTGTTGCACTTAACAATTCAATGACTGGAGTATTAGTTGTATTTGTAATAGATAATGGATTGCCTGCTGTTCCGGATACAGTAACACTTGTAACCGTGCCGCCTCCTATGGCTGTGCGAAAATTAGCAGCGGATAAAGCAGTAACAGAGTTATCAGCATTGAACTGTGGAAAGGTAATGGCAGAAGGATTAGTCAAAGTAAACATTGATTGTCCTATAGTTGTACCTCCTAAACTTGTTCGCCCTGTTGCTGCAACAAGGCCTGTACTACCACCATCCCATTTTAGTCTATCGGTAAAAGCCGTATTCCAATTACTTGAATTATTTGTAATTGATGTTGTCCATGTTGTTCCTGTTGATAGTGCTATGCCTGCCTCAGGGTAAACAGGATTACCTTGCGCGGAAGAAACAGAACCTATGCCAGATACTGTGACTAAAGTGTAGTTTTCTCCTACCTTATAAGATGTGGCTGCTATCTTAACTTTGTTTGTGTCAATTACGGTAAATTGGTCATTAAGTAATAACTGCCCATTTCGAAATAAAAGAATAAACTGCCTTAATTGAATAGGGAATTTAGGAAGAATAGTAAAGGTTAATGTGTCACTTGTTGCAGGTGCATATTCCTGTTTAATAATTTTTATTGTATCTCCTCCTATTTCAACTGCCACAATGCTATCTCTCACAAAATCGTAAACAGTAGAGCTATCAACGCGTAGTGTGCCTGTGGTTGTAATTGGTCCGCCTAATATACCATAACCACTTGCTACGCTTGTGACTGTACCGCTGCCTCCAGTGTATTGAGGTATATTTAAAGTAGAGCCTACTAAGGTAGAAGCTCCGCTTGTGCCGGTAGTAGTTAATGTGATATTGTTTTGCTTAGTCGCAAATCTTGTAGTAAGATTTAATAAAGTAGTATCCGTTAACTCCATTAAAACAGTTAAATCTGCAGACACTGTGCCCGTTGTGGTGATTGGATTTGGACTTACCGTTATTCCCGTACCACCAGATATTGAGGTGAGTGATCCGCTGCCACTTCCACCACCCCCACCACCACGGGGAAATATGACCGTATAATTTTCACCTACTTTGTAGGCAGTTGCACCAATTACCACGGAGGCATTGGTTGGTATCGTGTATTGGGTAGGTAATAAGATTTGTCCATTTCGGTAAACTTGCACCACTCCCGTACCACCGACTACTAATGTGTCTGACTGTGTCCATGTCAAAGTTGAAGAAGAAACATTGGTAAAATCTTGACGCGCGTAAAATCTGCCGCTTGTATCCGCGTATGCTTTGCTTGCGTAGTTTGCTAACATAGCAGCCGTATCACTTACTAAAAGTGTTGGCGTTGTATCGCGCCAAACACCTTCACTACTTAAATAATATAATGAGGCTTTATTTACTGGCGATGTTATACGGACATCGTGTAATTCGTCTAATTCTTGACCATTTCTAATCTTAACAAACAATTCCCCAGAACCAGCATTACTTTTTACGCAAACGCCAATATATACCGTGTGTTGTGGTGCTTGCGGCTTTGTTGATGTTAATCCTCCTGCGACCGTTGGCGATAAATAAACCGCAGAATCCTCTACTAATGCACTTGTATTTATATTTGTTATTAAGCCCTCTGTTATAACGTAACCGCTTTGATTGTTCGCTATACTTTCAGCAACTATTCCAAAAGTATTAGCTGAAAAGGCATCTGTAACTCCTAATGCTTTTGCAACGGTTATTCTGTTACCTTGACTTCCAGACAAATAAACCGCAGTACCTTTTGCCAAAGTTGCTCCCGTTCGATTATTAACCCGTTGGTGTAATTGTTGCCCAATAACATTTGTTACTAAGCCACCCTTTAAGCCTTGAATCAAAGAACCTTGAGTGTCATTATATTCAACCTCACCCACTCCAACCGTTCCATCCTTTGCCGTATTGAAGGTAATAGAATCAAAAGGCATTGTTAAACCCGATGTTCCACCGCCAACCAATCCCCAGACGTTTGAAGTAAAATCAAATGAGTATATTTTTAGATTAACCGTGTCAATGATTAACCAAGCATTTTGATTAGTGGTCGGTTGAATGGATGCTGTATCGGAAATTGAACCGCGCCAGACAAGACCGTCGGCTGTGGTCTGGAAACCCAATCTTTGCTTGTTGCCTGAAGATGGGAATTGAGCAAAAGCAATGGTGCAGGAAAGTAATAATAATAAAGATAGCGTTTCTCTCTTTTTTGGCAATTTTACTTTGTCAACTACTTTGCCGATAAACTTTCTTGCAATTCCCATAACTAATTCCTCTGCTAAAACTTTGCCAATATTGCCAACGGCTTTTAAAAACTTTCTTTCTTTCTTAGGTGCTTTAATTTCTTCCATACTTATATAATTATAAAAAATACGACATAATTTGAACCATCAAAATGAGTAGATGAATCAATAGTGATTATTGAACCAGTAACGGAAAATTGCGAGCTTATAAGGTCTTGACCGTTTTGGAAAATTAATACTTGTTCCAAATTTGAAGGTAGTACTCCTGCATTTTTTGTAATGGTTAAAATAGCTGTGTAGCTATCTAAAAATGATTGTTTAAACACTTTTGTAACGCTACTATTTTGTGTATTTGGCGTGCTATTTGTTGGCGTTGTAGAGCCCGTCCCAGCCACACCTCCAGGCGAATGATTTGGAGTTCTACCCGAATCAAAATCTAATCCTCTAAATAATACTGTTTTTTCCGTGTATGGCATTATGATTGGTCTATGATTTCAATAAATGTACCTTGCACTATATCTGTTTTAAGTTCCATGGTAGCCGTTTCCATTATAAATTTAACATCATTATTTTCAATAGCTACATGAGGATACCATGGATTATTATTATCTAATATTTGAAACGACATACTTAACATTTTTCTTACCGGAAATAGCTGACCTTTAATAATTTCATTCACCAATAATTGATTAATGTTTTTCCCGTCACCTATATTTTTTACACGCCATCCAGTCCCGTCGGTTATTTGCCATGTGTTACTGTCGTTTTTTACTCTTATGGCACCTGGACTACCTAATGAAGGGCCGTCACCAATAAACACTCTTTTTTTAACACTTATACTACTTGTGTCATTATTAAATGAGCCATAAACAACCACGTCATTTTGCCCGTCCAAATTACCAGCCGCTAAATGTTCCATAAACAAATTACCTAACTCGTAAAATTTCAAATAGCTTGTAAGTAAATCCGTACCCGTTGCCGTTTGAATCCTACTTATTAAAAATCTTATGCCAACGTCACCACTTTCTGGCATTGTTGGTGTAGTCCAATTTACAATAATATTATCTACCGTTCCTCCTGCAGCAGGTAGAGTAGTCGCTCCACCCGGTATAATAAATTTATAATAGCTAAATGTAGTTTCCCAACTTTGGGCAGTAAATGTATGTTGAAATCCATTATAAGTAAGATCCCTTTTTAGCCAGTATTTTACATGATTAATTTTAACGTAATTAATTTTCCCATTAAATGTCCCACTAGGGTCAAACGTTAATTGTTGGGTTGAAATACAAACAATCCTTTCATAATATTCTCCTGTGGTTGTAATACTAAAAGTATCGCCACCCATTTTTAAAACAAGCGTTCCACTTGTAACTTCAATACCAAAAGATACATAATAAGTAGCTCCATTTGTAGGAGTGAAATTAGTGTAAACTAAATCACCTGTAGCATTGGTTGCTTTTGCATGACCTAAAGCAGCTCCGCCACCATCGGAAAAAGTCCAACCACTGCCTAATGTCCATGTGGTAATTTCAGGTGAACGATTTGCTGTTAAAAAATCTATTAATGGCACTACAATAGGTCTTAGTTCAATAACGAAAGAACCTTCTACTATATGTTCTGCAATTGTACTTGAACCTACCTGACTATCTCTATATTTCATTACCGAAGTAAATGTTATAGTAGCTTCATCATTATTATAATCAAGGTCTTTTGAGTTAAAAAACTCAGTGTTTAGGTTATTAAATATTTTACCTGACAATAAATTTACCGATGCTATATGTTCATATTCAATATCTAAATCCTTTATATGACCGTAATATCCCCATTTACCTCCGCTAAAACGAAGCATCTTATTTGTTTCTGAATAATTATCATTTTCAATACTTGACTGAAAACTACTTTGTTGTAATAAAGTAGATGTTAAATAATAAATATTAATTGTAACCGCAGAATCTAAATAAGTATTTGGCTGAACCATGAAAAATTTCCTATCCGAAAAAAAGAATCTTAAACCTAAAGGTACCATCATTCTTTTTAGGACATCATAGCACTTCATATAGGTATAATTACCCTTACTATCTATGGTGTAAAAAACCTTATGATTTATTCGCATTCTTAACAATGGGTCTATAGAAGTTGAATAAGTCCAGCTATCTTCATGCCATTGAAAAGCACTTGCCAACACTCCGATAGATGTGCCATAAATTGATTGAACGTATGTAAGTTTTTGAAGGCAATTATTTACATGATTTATTATAGTATCGTCACCCTGATAAATATCGCTGCCGTCAGGCTTATAATCAATTCCTTTTAACCATCCTATGCCATCAATAGCATTTATGGTGTAATTATATCCCATACTTAAAGGAATGTCATCAAATTCAATTAAATCCGCTAAAATATATCCATACCAATAAAAGTTTGGTGTGTTTGATGTGTCGTAAGCAGTTAATTGAATAGTAAACCTACCTTCTGGTGCCGTTAAGAAATCGGTTAATAATTGCTGTTTTTGTTCTGTATCAATAATTATTGTAAACTTAAAATTACTTCCAATAATGGGAGCGTATCTTTCTAAGCCGTTTTCGACATCCGCCTGCCATTCTATTTGTGCCCCTGTAACATCGACATCATAAGTCATTCCCGAAAAGGTACTGTCATCTATTACTAAGTAATATTTACGACCTTTCTCTGAATAAAATGTAGATGTATATCTTGCAGCCATTATCTTATTCTTGAATTAATATTTCTAGCCTTTTCCATAATCACCAATAAATCACTTCCAGCTACTCTAGTGGTTAATATGTAAGGTGATCCGCCACCGTCTAACATATCCTTTAGTTTAGATAATGGAGCAATTACTTCTGGGTCAACGCGCGCGTTTCTATTATCACCAACGGTTGCCATTGTTGGGCCGTATGCTAATCCTCCTTGCGCAAGTTTTGGAGGAGCTACCTTGTTTAATAATGTATTAAATAAAACCGCTGCACCAGCACCAGCCGCACCTGCAACGGCTAAAGCAACTGGCCCTAATGCTTTTCCTGTTGGCCCGTCTAATATATTTTTTACTAATCCCGAAATACCTATTTTTATATTTGCAGTAATTGATTGTCTTGCAGCTTGCAATGCTGCTGCTCCTAACTTTTTCATGTCTGTTTCGCCTTGCATTGCCATATCTGAAAAAGCGTCCATTGCAGAAATTAATACATTTTGCATTGGAGTCAATGCAACCTCAACAGATGTAATTCTATGTGATATAGCATCAAACGAGTTTGCTAAAGATAAATTAGTTTCTTTTAATCTATCATTTGCAGCCGTAATACTTTCTAATTTTTTAGGAATTAAATCTAAAGTAGGAAGCGTGTTGACATTAACCATTTCAAATTGCATCATACTTTTATTAGTCTGCATTTCTTTTATTGCATCTAATGTGGCATTGCCTTTTGGTAATCCTTGATTAACTGAAGGCATTTTTGGCAATAACGAAGTAACTGATTTATTTTTATTAGTAGTAACTTCTTGACCCCAACTTCCTCCTGCTCCGCTTGGTCTATCTACACTTACTTTTGGTTCAACTTTCTGTTTGTTAATTAACCTTAGAGTCTCTAAAAGTTTAACTGCCCCATCATAAACAAAATTAATACTTGATAAAACTAAATTTATTTGTGAAAGGACTACTTCAAAAGTAAAGACAGCTATTTTGCCAAATATAAATAATAAAATATCAAATAATGGTTGAAGCTTAGATAATAAATTTAAAGTAGTTTGAAATGCTGTTTTAATTCTATCAAAAGAATCTGATAATAATTTTCCTGTTTTCGATAAACTTTTTTGCCCTTCGTCGGTACTTGCGTAATATGCAACTAAAGAACCAATAGCTAAAACAAGTAAGCCAACACCACCAGTCATAACGGTAAAAAGTGGTATTAATGTCCTAGTTAAAGTAATAATAGATGTTATTGATGTAGCAAATTGACCTAGTATTAAAATAACGGGCCCAATCGCAGCAGCTATTAAAGCAAATTTTACAATATTTGCCTGTTGTTCGGGAGTAAGTGCTTTAAACCTATCTACTAACTCTTGTATTTTTTTTGAAACATTATCAAATACAACTTCTAATTTTAATGTTTCGTTGATTGTCTTTCCAAGTTCTGCTAAAGATGCGTTTATATTGTCCTTTAAATTATCAAAAGAATTATTTAAACCACCATTTGCCCTATCTAATACACTTAATTGATTTGTAATAACATCAATAAATTCAGTATTACTAATATTTAAATTTCTTAAACCTTCTGCAGTATTTGTGCCAAAAGTTTTTAATAAAATATCATTTAATTCTGGTAGCCTTTCTTTTACTATATTTAAATCTTCTGCAAGAATACTTGTACTACTACTTATTTGAGTTAAACCATATATTACGCCTGCAAATTCTTCTGGACCACCTTGAGCCCTTGCAACAGCATTACCAAATTGTTCAATAACATTTCTTGCCTTATCTGCATCCATTCCTACAGATTGCAGCGAAGCAGAAGCCTTAACTACTTGAGGTAAAGCAAGCCCAGGATTTTCAGCTACTTTACGCAGCTTATCCATTTCAATAGCCGCATCTTTACTACTTCCCATAATGGCGGTTAAGCCTCCTTCAAGTCTTTCCATATCCGCGAAAGACTTTAAAGCTGCTCCTCCAAGTGCAATTATAGGCAATGTAAGTGACTGTGATAATGTAGTACCTACACTTTGCATTTTACCACCAAACCTTGCCATACTACGCTCAACCTTGCCAAGTTCTTTCTCAAGGTTACTTACATCAATGCCAAGTTTTAAATTCAGTTTACCTAATGCCATTATCTACTCTTTATCCCATTTCTCAAAAATTGACTTGTCAACTTCTGACAAACTTCTTTTAGTTGGTTTTACGTTATCTGTCTCCCAAGGAAATTCAATCAAATCTTTAGGCTTAATTGATTTGCCTTTTGCCGTATGAACATTTAATAAAAGTGTTGTTTGCCATCTTATTCGTTCCCATTCTGTTTGCTCTTGCTGTTCAAAGAAATTGTTATAACCTTGCATAGCCATAACAACCTCTTTAAAACTCATTTCATTGTATTGCGAAGGTGGAAATCTTAAAACTCCGAAACAAAATCGCTCGATGTATTCAAGTGTGAGCTCTCCGCCTTCG